AAAGCCGGGCCGATACACGCCAAGAACTGACGAAAGAAAAGCATTGATGTTTCGCACGGATTTCGGAGACATTTTCATCGCCTCGATGTTGATGGCCTGCTGAATCTGCGTCTGCGTAACCTTGTTTACCGGCACGTCCATAAGTGTTTGGAGGTGAAGCCGTCTCGTTACCCTGTAATCCTTTATGGAGTTTGGTGACAGCACGGATGACCTGGCGTCGATGTACTGATCCATTGCCTGCCCGATCGTGAGGGTGCAGAGCTGTTCTTTTTCTTCGTTTGGGTCGTATCGCGCCGCCATGCGCTCAGCTTCACGCTGTGTTGCGGCAGTAAATGATTTGTAATGTTGCTTTCCATCCGCATCCGTGTGCGTGTAGACCCTCACGAGCCACTTGCCAGACGGTAATTGTTTTGCAGTTGCCATAGTTTACCTCTTTTCTGATTTACACTTCTCCCGGAAGATGGTAAAATCAGATGAATTTTCACAGATTCGCTTTAGCCGTTCGTCCTGTTGCAGCAGGGCGGGCGGCGCTTTTTATTACTTCTTCAATTCGTTGTATTCCTTAAGCAATTCATCATATTCGGCTTTTAATTCTTCATACATAGCTTTGTAATCTGGCTCATCTTCTGCTATTGGAGCGTCTGTTGATATTTTATCATTTTTTATCGAATAATAAACAGTAGTTGCATTATCAGTATCTGGGTAATGGTAAAATACAAGTTCAACATCCGAGTCATCAGCCAGGAGAAACATATTCCCAAAATCTTCGCTTGCTCCGTCTTTGATGGAGGTGAATAGGTTGTTATTAGCCTTATCGTATAGTTCAGTGTCAATTTGTGGTGTAGTATAATCAAGAGCTTTTCCTTTTTGATATGGATCAATGGAGTAAAGTTCGTATGGCGAGGTCGCTTCTGGGCCTTTTGCTGTTGCTGTCATTTCGAGTGCAATGGATAGTTCGCCATCGTCATTCTCTTCAGTGTATACCTTTGCCAAAACGACGGTTCCTTCTTCGCTGTCAACAACGGTAAAATTGCAATCAGCCGCGAACACATTAACCGATAGAATTGCCGAACACATTGCAATTGTCATTACGCCTGTTTTTCTCATTGCATTTTCTCCTCCTCATGTGTGCCATTTTCGATTTCCTGAACATCATATTTCTCAAAGTCATGCCGTTCGCAATGTTTGAGCGCGTGTTGATATGCCGCCAATTGCTTGTCTGGCGGTAAGTCCTTATTGATATAGACCGTATAATCATTATCAGCTCCCGGCGTGACCATTTCAGACACGCCCTTTGGGAGCTTAACACAATAAACATATGTATCAATCATCTGTTTGTATCCTTAAGTCTCATAAGCAAGTCGGCGGCCATCTTGATATCTTCTGGCCTACAATCCCGTGCCGCGTCAAAAAGCACGCGGATGTGTGGATTCTCAAATACTTCCTGTGCAATGGCGGCGGTTTCCGGGTTCAGGTAGTAGGCTGGCGGATCTGGATCCTGACCGCCCTGATCGGTAAGCAGGTCATTCAGCTCTACATCGAGCCATGTGCAAATTGAGCGTATCTTATCCGCACGCGGTATCTTACGACCGTTGCACCAGTCCGATGCGGTAGCTGACGATACGTTCATATATCTGCGTAAGTCTGCCTGCGTTTTACCTCTTTCATCTAACCATGACCTCAAATTCTTCGAGAACAGCTCCCTCAGTTCATTGTCTGCCATGTTGTCTCCTTTCTTCCCCTTGCCCAAATATAACACAAAGCGAAACAAACCACAATATTAAACGAAAAATATTTCACTTTAGGCTTGACATGCTCAAAGGCGAGTGGTATCTTATCGTTGTGTGAGGCACTCGCTTAAAGCGAACTACAAAAGAAAGGAGGCTCAGCGGATGAAGGTTTCAATTAAGGCGCTTCGTGTGAATGCTGATATGACACAAGAGGCCGCCGCAAAGGCGCTTGACATCACTGTCAGGACTTTGCAGAACTGGGAAAGCTACGAGACGTTTCCAACAGCTCAGCAGTTGCTCAAGATGTGCAGTATTTACAATTGCGAGCTTGGAGATATTTTTTTGCCTGATAAGCTCGCTAAAAGCGAACAGGCAGGATAATAATTTCGTGATGTTGCACAATAACCCATCACCGGCCGCACGGTGGGAGCACACCGATCTCATTACCTCTGCGGGGCCCGGTTTCCCCCGAAATCCATTCTGCCGGGCTGGTGCTCTTACCGTGGAGCCGGTGAGCAAGATTATGAGAGGAGATGATTATATGCCAAGAACGCCACCGTTAGTGCATAAGGATCCGCGTGGCGTGGAGCTACGGGGCGAGCTTGCCAAGATGCAGGAGATGACCGGGCAAAGCTACAAGGAGCTGTGCCGGAAGGGCAAGATTGAGTACGCCACATTTATGAACCACAAAAACAACATCGAGGCCATGCGGCTCGGAGAACTGTGGAAATTCAAAGACATCTGTGAAAAGGAGATGCGGAATGTCTGAAGCTACATTTAGAGAGTTTATGAAATTGCTCCGGGAAGAGCTGGAAGAGGCACGGGGCAAACGCAACCTGAAACGCTCGGAGCTGACGGATATCGTCATTGGTCGGGTGACATACCACGACAAGCACGAGAATCCGTTCTACAAGGCGGAACAGCTGTATGAGGCGTTCCGGTTGCCAGACATCATCATCGAGGAGGAGTCACTGAGGAGGAGGGGCTATGAGATTTAACGGACGAATTGCCGGGATCGGCGCGGGAGTAACGTCAATCATCTACATGATGCTCCCACAGATTGAGGAGGGCCGCTTCGATCAGGTCGCGACTTTTGCAGCGCTGTGGGCATGCATAAGCCTGTTTATCGGATGGGCGGCCTACGAGCTGGAGCAGATTAAGCGCAGGCGGGACAGTCTGGGGATTGTCAGCAAGAGACCGGTGCGGGGCAACAGGGACGCGCTGAAAACGGATATCAGGCTCAGAAAGAAGAGCTGGATTATCACATTCCCGGTGGAAAAGGTGGTGGACTGATGAAATTTACTTATGTGGTAGAGATAAACGCCATTCCACTGACGCTGAAATTTTACTTCGAGTCATACACCAAGGCACTTGAGTGTCTGGAGACGCTTCTTGAAGCACATTCAGACTCAGACGATGGCGTTGCGGTGAAATTTAGTATCTATGAAATAACGCCCTGATGCTTGGCAGAGCATAGGGCGCGAGAGAGATTGAAACGGAAACACACCATTTCAAGGTCAGTATATCACTGACAGAAAGGAATTGCAAATGTCAACCATTTACGAACTTACCGATGAAATCCTCAAGCTCCTGCATCTTGCAGAAGAAGAGGATCTTGACCCGCAAACACTCGCGGACACCTTCGAGGGCCTTGACGGAGAATTTGAAATCAAATGCGAGAGCTACGCAAAACTCATGAAAGAGCTTGGCGGTGAAGCTGACATGCTGGAGGATGAGGCGAAGCGCCTGCTTGCCCGGGCAAAGACCAAGCGCAACAATATCGACCGCATGAAGCTCACGCTTCAGGACGCCATGATGGCCACCGGCAAGACCAAATTCAAGACGCCACTGTTCAGCTTTGGCATTCAGAAGAACCCGGCGGCACTGAAGATTGACGACGCTACCAAAATCCCGGAGCAGTATCTCATTCCGCAGGAGCCGAAAGTGGACAACGCAGGCATCAAGGCGGCTCTGAAGGGCGGGGCCGAATACGACTGGTGCCATCTGGAACAGAGCGAGAGCCTGCGGATCAGATAGGGAGATCGTGTTATGAGCAAAATCAAAGTCATCATTAAGCACCCGGATGATAAGGTCGGACGCATTGTGTATGTCAACAATACCCTTGAGCGTTTTCAGATGATTGTGAAAGGGTACATCGAAACAGTACCGCTGACGCACAATTCCGTCATCATTTGCAACGAGGAAGGCAAGCTCCAGAAGCTCCCGCCGAACTTTATGTTCGGGGATATCGACATGATCTGCGGAACCGTGATTGTGTGCGGTGTCGATGGTGATGATTTCTGTGATGTACCTTTTGACCTGGATTACTGGGAAGCATGGCTGAATGGCTAACATCATGGCAGAACTGCGACTGCCTTAACAAATACCATGGGGACATAATTGGCGGCAAGCAGACCACCCCGAACCGCAAGAACGCATTTACCGGGCGGCTGAAGATTGGCGTTCGTTGGAAGGTCGCTCATTAAAACGATAAAAGGAATGGAGGAATATATATGGCACTGCCGGTTTTAATCATAGGCCGAAGCGGATCAGGCAAGACGTTTTCAATCAAAAACTTTGCGCCAGACGAAGTGGGCGTGATTTCTGTGGAAAAGGGGCGTTTGCCGTTCAGATCCGAAATCAAAACTGTACGCATCCCAAAAGAATTTAACAACGCAGACATCAAAAGCTCTGCGCAGCTTAATGCGGCTAAGTATTCCTGGGTAATGATGGCGATAAAGGCATCAAAGGTTAAGTCTATCGTGATAGATGACTCACAATATCTGCTCGTGAATGAGCTTTTCGACCGCGCTGGCGAAAAAGGATATGACAAATTTACCGACATGGCTGCACATTTCCGTAATCTCATCCATTTCGTCAACGATTTGGACGACGATGAGAAAATCGTTTATTTCCTGCACCATTCAGAAACCGACCCAGATGGCCGGGAGAAGGTCAAGACCATCGGAAAGATGCTTGACGAAAAGCTGACCGTTGAAGGGTGTTTCGACATTGTCCTCTATTGTCAGGATCACGAGTTTTACACCCAGAGCAACGGTCAGAGCACGGCAAAGTCGCCGGAAGGGATGTTTGAACTTAAGATACCAAACGACCTGAAGGCGGTTGACCATGCAATCCGGGAGTACTACGGAATGGGTGGTGATTGATTGGGCATAGCTTATTTACCCGACGGCACACGTATTGACTACAACGAATACATAAGGAAGCATCCTCGTTGGCAAAGCGTCAGGAAGGCAAGATTTGAATTCGATGATGGCCGCTGTGTAGTGTGCCACAAGGATTTGCACAACGAAGTGTATCAAACTCATCACCTGCATTATCAGCGTCTTGGGCATGAGCGGTTACGGGATGTCGTCACCATGTGCGAAGGGTGTCATAAAGCTTTCCATGAGAGCTGGCACCGTAGTCCGTTCTGGACAGGCAAAGAAGCTGGGCACTGGAAGACCTACAACCTGCAACACACTGCGCAGCTGTGCGCAGCGTACTGGAAAGATGACAGGCTTATAAGCCGTGATCCAAATGGGAAAAACCTTTGCGGGAAAGAAGCTTGCCGCGATCTGATTGATGACTACTATCGCGACTTCCAGATTACACAGCCAGTGGTAATTGATCCGAATGATATTTCTTTATTTATTCGGAATAAAAGATATGAACTTTTTTTTGAAGCAGAAAAGAACGGGAAAAGCGTCGAAGAATTTCTTGACGATTATTACGGGCAAAAAGTCAGGGGTAAAAACCCTTTGCGACAGGAAGCCGGTCGGAAGAATGGCCCATTTGATCACACACCGGAATCATTTCATCGGCATTATTCCGAAAACAAAAACATCATCCTGCTAATGGATGAAGTTGCCGCAATCGAAGCAGCCAAGACAGAAGAAAGCAAAATCAAATTTTAAGGAGGCAATTATATGCAGAAACCAAGTGGATACGATGAAGCAAAAGCAAGCGGGGAATTTACTCCGGTTGAACTCGGAGGCCATTACTGCATCGTGAAACAGGTTGCAGAGCGTCAGTCCAGCAACGGTAAGGACATGATTGTTGTGCTGATTGATTTCGTAAAACCCGATGAACAGGATGGTTATTTCTCAAAACTCTACGAGAACGACAGCCGACCACAGACCGAGAAAAAGTGGCCCTTCGCCGGAACGAAATACATCATGGTCAATGACTTTGAGGACTCCTCCAAAACAAGCCGCCAGTTTAAGACCTTCTGCACTTGCGTTGAGAAGTCAAACAGCTATGAAATCAAATGGGGTGGCAACAATTGGGCGCAGCAGTTCAAGGGTAAGAAGATTGGGGCCGTATACGGCGAAGAGGAAAACGAGTATGACGGCAAGACATTTATGCGCCGGGTGCTCAAATGGTTCTGCAATGTCGATGCCGTGAAAGACGCGAAGGTGCCTGAAGCAAAATATCTGAAGGCAACGCAGAAATCAAGCATGGCAATGACCACAAACAGCGAAGGGTTCATTAACCCGCCTGAAGGCGAAGAGGAGATCCCATTCTAAGGAGAATGCAACATGCAGTTGGCAGGATACATTGACTCGGATGAAGTTCGAAAAGCTATAGGAATATTACAAGCACCCGGAAAAGTATTCGAGGTGCGCGTTATAGGATCATCTGGACGAAAAGAAGTCCTGAGTGGTTACTTCCGTGATGCCGACACTCTGTTGAAAAACTTCGAGAAAATTGATGTTAGGGGGAGGAACATTTATATCACTCTGGGAGAGGTGAAAGAGGAATGCTTTTCTCGCTCCCAGAGTGAGCACTTTGAAAGGAACCAGAACACAACAAGCGATCAGGAAATAAATGCGTATCGTTGGCTTTTTATTGATCTGGATCCGGTGCGGCCCACTGGGATTTCATCGAGCAATCAGGAGCTCGAGGAGGCGCGAAATCTCGCAGAGAAAGTAGAAGAATATCTTACTGGCCTTGGCTTCCGCGAACCAGTAAAAGCCTTAAGTGGTAATGGTTACCATTTGCTCTACAAAATATCTCTTGCCAATGACGACAATGGTCGAGCGCTGGTTGAAAAATGCCTGAAGAATTTATCTGCTCTGTTTGACACATCTGCGGTAAAAATCGACACGACGAATTCCAACCCGAGCAGGATTTGCAAACTGCATGGCACATTGGCGCAGAAAGGGACATCCACAGAAAGCCGTCCTCACAGGATGAGCAAAATCATTTCTGTTCCAGATGAAATCAAAACCACGCCCGTTGAAATTCTTCAAAGGCTTGCAACGGATCTGGACGGCAAGCCCCCAGAGAGAAAGCCGTACAAGAAAGACGTTAATGTACAACAAACATTTGATTTGCTCAGCTTTATGTCCCAGAACGGCATGACGTACCGGGAAGGGTCTAATGATCAGGCACGGATATTCTTTTTGGATGAATGCCCATTTGATGCGAGCCACAAGAACGGCGATGCCAGAATATTTCAATATCGCGACGGAGCTATTGCATTTAAGTGTCATCACAACAGCTGCCATAGCTACAAATGGCAGGATGTCAGGCTGAAATATGATCCGAACGCTTATGACCATTCGGATGATGAGCAGGATGGAAAGATAGACGCGGGGTGGAATGAGCACAAGAAGCAACAGAGCAAAGAACCAACAACCAACGATGCCGGGCAGAAAAAAACATTCAGGAAACTTAAGAATGCAACTGAGTTGATGCTGAAAGACATCCCGGATCCGGTCGTTTATGTCGGCGTTGGCGATGAGCTACCGATATTGGTCGAAGGTACATGCATACTTTCCGCGAAACCTAAACTCGGCAAGTCATGGCTCGCCCTGGGACTGTGCATAGCAGTTGCAAAAGGTGAGGATTTCCTCGGGTATCACACAAAGCAATGTTCGACCTTGTATCTGGACTTGGAGACAAGCGAAGCATTGCAGCAGAGGCGATTGCGGAAGATGCTGCGGGGTGAAAAGCCGCCAGAAAAGTTCTATCTGGATACCGAAACAGACAATCTTGAGAGTGGTTTTGTTGACCAGATCGAATACTACCTGAAAGAAGACCCTGATATTGGAATAGTGGTGATAGACGTGTTCCAGATTATAAGGTCATCGTCAAAGAACATAAAAGAGACGGAATATGAACATGCTTATCGTGACATCACGCCGTTAAATGAGCTGGCGCAGAAGCATCATATTTCAATCATCTTAGTATGTCATGACCGGAAAGCAGTTGACCCGGATGATCCATTTTCGAACATTCTCGGCAGCACTGGCCTTCAGGGTGCGGCGACCCAGATGATTGTCATGTTCAAAAAACAGAAAGATGATCCAATACATATTTCTGTGAAGGGAAAGACAATCGACGGGCTACCGGATCTGAACGTTGAGCTGGAGAACGCAGAGTGGAAGATTGTAGACGCTGTGGATACCGCCGAGAGGGAGCGGACGAAATCACTGGAAGAATTCAAAACATCTATCATCAGGCAAGCAGTGTTGGAAATCGCTGAGAATAACAAAACTTGGAAGGGAAGATGTTCAACGCTTATTAATGAAGCTATCGGATATGGTGTCCCGATCACGGCACCACCGAAAGAAGTGGGCGGGTTTTTACATCGCCATCAGGGACACTTTTTGAAGGAAGATAGCATTCAGGTGGTCGTTATCGACAACGGAACAGGTTCAAAGACTTATAGGATTTCAAAATCTACCGTTGATACCGTTGATGAAAATGAAGAGCTACCGTTGATAAACTTCGAAGAAGCCGATAAATACGGGGTTTCTGAGATACCTTTCTTATAAAAACTCCTTACCATTTATTGGGAATTACCGTTGATGGTACCGTTGATGCACCGTTGATATCAACGGTATCAACGGTATCAACGGTGGATTTTATGTACGTAGGAAAAATAAAAATGGATGAGTTGAGAAACGCGCACGCCATAGTGAATGATTTGTGGCAGCTGATCAAAAAATACTATGTGCCAGAATCAAATCCAGATGATCCATACTGGCATAATCTGATGAATGAAGCAGAAAGAATTGTTATTAAAAATAACAATCATAGGCTTGCACAGAAATTAACGCTTGCATTCTTGGATTATGTCGAGGAGGCGGCACATGGCAGACCGTAATCGTACAGACCGGCGACACAAAGAGCAGTATCTGCGTTGGCAGGCGCGGACAAACAAAACACCTGCATTGCAGGGCGTACAGCATATATCCGAGTACGCTGAGCGGATGTTCAGGCAAAAACCATATTATTTACAAGGTCATGAGAGTGAAGGTTTATAGACCAGACGCACGGCAGAGCGCATTGATATGGGAATGCGGAGCCGACCCGAACCGTTACAAGGTCATCGGTGAAGACCACGGTTGGCTGTACTGTATCGACCGGGACGGCAGGCAGGTGCACTTTGATCTGGTGCGAAAGATGCCGTGCTATACGAGAGAGATTTGAAGAGGAGAATACCATGAAGAGATTACACGTTGAGATTACTTTTGTTGAGCCCATCCTTGGCACCGGCAATTCAAACAGCGAAATCCATTCGGAGTTCATTGCCAGCAAGGCCCCGGATGCCAAATCACGCGAAGAAGAGGTGGCGGCCATTGGGGCGGAAGCCGTGGAGGAAAAGACCACGACGGTTTTCTCCAGAGATACGGACGGCACACCCATCATCTGGAATTATCAGGTCAAGGGATTTTTCAAAGAAGCCTGCGGGATGCTCCAGAGACAGAAGGGCGAGAAGTGCGCGAAGGAAAGCTGCAAACTGAAAGCCTATAAGAAAATCATCGACGGATGCATTGAGCCGACCGGCGATACGAATTACAGCCGCAAGATTAAGCTGATCCTGCCTGATGGCTTTGAAATGGGTAAACCCTTCCAGCGCCCGCTCCGTGGTCAGACTGCACAGGGCGAACGCATCGCCCTGGCATCGTCCGAAATCCTGCCAGAAGGTACCAAGGCGCAGTTTTACATCGAGGTGCCTGACGCTTACCTTGCGGCGGTTGAGGAGTGGATGCGGTACGGCATCAAGCACGGTCTGGGGCAGTGGCGCAACGCCGGGTATGGACGCTTTACCTTTGAGGTGTTGGAAAGCATCGAGGTGTAACGGCAACGGCGGTGTTAGTCAGCGTTATGCAGTGGCGTTGCAATACGGTGACAGGTTGCGCGAAGGCGAGCAAGGGCTGTGCCAGTCGCGGCAATGCAAAGCAAAGGCAAGGCTTAGAGTAGTATCGCATGGCAACGGCGAAGCGAGCCAACACGGAGTTTTGATTTGCACGGGCAACGCAAGGCATTTATGCGCGAAGCAACGGCCCTACAAAGTGCGGTAAAGGTAAGCAATGGCATGACAGAGCTTCTCATCGCTTGGCACCGCATCGGCACAGCACGGCTCAGTGGGGCAGACCTCGGTAACGGCAATGCATACCATCACATAGACAAGCGATGGCAGGGCCTAACCAAGATATGCACAGGCATGGCTACGGCAGTGTTTTTCCACGCGGGGCATTGCGTCGGCAGAGACAGGTATAGCAAAGCGGAGGCACTGCATACCACAACCGCGTCAGGCAAAGCAAAGGCATAGTTAAGTTGAGGCATGGCAAGGGCATTGCATAACAACGTTAAGCTTAGCAGTACATTGCAAAGGCAAGGCGTTCCGGGGCGGAGCTGATCGGAGCATGGGCTTGGCGAAGCGTGACTAGACAAAGCGAGGCATTGGCACTGTACAGCTCAGATATGACGGGCGACGGCAAGGCGCAATGAAGTTAAGTGCAGCTATGGCATGGTCATACACGACACCGCAAGGCGAAGCACCGGCAAGGCGGGGTATCGCGTGACTTTACGACGCACCGGCACAGCAATGGCATAGCGGGGTTTCGCTCAACACAATACTACGATGCGCAGTGCAGCAATGGTATGGGCACAGGCGAATCAAATCAGTGCAGGGTGGCGTAAAGTTCCGTCCAGCCAAGGCACAGCGTGGTTGTGCCGCGACTTGCAAGTGGCAAATGATGGGATGTGAGTATTGTTATCCAGACAATGACGGAGGCGCGTGGTGTTCGTATAAATTCGGGCGCCGATGCCTCCGGGATGAAGGAAAGGGGTGCAGGATGTGGAAAATCGAAAAGCCAAAAATCGATAGCCCTTTTTGGACAGCGTGGTTTTATGAAGAATGGAACTACTGGCGAAGGGTGGTGCTGACACATGGGCAGGGCTGAGCGCCGCAGGATGGAGCGCAAGAACCGCATAGATGCCCGGGTGGCATTTGCGGCATACGAGCGC